CACGTTTGGCTCTCCAGTTTGGTAAATATGTAGCGAAGAGCATTGGGTCACGCTTCAGCGACAAGGCTACCAATGAACGTGCTTTGAACCACATTCTCACTTCTACAAATACTGCCCGTGCTGAAATACTTAAAGAGATAGAAAACCTCAAGAAAACTGGGGATGTTGATCAGGCTATTATCGATGAGCTTACCGCTCAAGCTGATGCATTCACTCCAGAACGTCTTATGGCTGACCTTGAGGCGGGTCTTGCATCAGCTACTGAGGGCCGTCCTATGGTTAGAGCAAATCTACCATCAGGAACTCTATCGGGTAACCCTGCCCTAGCCGCTATCCAACGTAAGATGATGGGTGATAGCCCAGAGTTTAGTGCAGCGGTAATGAACGAAGTTAGTGCTACGCTTGATAGTATGATGGCGGCATCCGATTTACTGGCACGGGCTGGTAATACTGAAGCTGCTGATGTCTTACGCAAGAAAGCATTCCAACAGGCTATTGATGCTACTCTAGCACGATCCACGGGTGAGGTATCAGAGCGGCTTAAAGCATTCTCTGGCACAGATAACTTTAGAGCCTCTCAGTTAGCACAAGGCACTCTGTTTGAAGCTAAAAACAATATGCGGGATATGGAGACGTTCCTGTGGGATCGTATTGATAAAAAGGCTCCAATTAATGGTACTAACATAGGCAAGGCCATTGCTAGTATTAGAGAGAACAAGTTACTAGATGGTATGACCATAGCTGGTGGTGGGCAAATAGATGCCGCTATCAATATTATTTCTAGTAAAATTCAACGTGGTGAACCCCTATCCACTGGAGAAGTACTTAAGTTTCGTTCCATTATGCTTGAACAAGCTAGGAGAGCGGCTGGAGCAGATGATTATGGTCAGGCGGGTATCTTTGATGCCTTGGCTACATCCGCAGTAGATGATCTGTCTGCTCTTGATGGAGCGGCTGGAGATACTATTAGTTTAGCTAGAGCCTTCAGTTCTGAATTAAATCAACGCTTCACGCGGTACTTTCCCAAGGACGTTCTCTCTAGAGAAGTTAAAGGTGGAACTACTATCAGAGAAGAACAGGTTCTGTCTGAAGGATTTGGTTCTGGTGGAGATGCAGCCGCATTGAACTTCGCGGAATTGCGTACAGCAGCTACTGATGCAACTACCTTTGCTGATGATATTTCTAATCTTAAGGCAAGGGATGAGGCAGAGCTAAACGCCAGTAGTCTTGGAGATGACGGCTCTCGCTTACCCGCCACTCAATCCGATAACGTAGCCAATCCTACAGATGTTGATCCATCTAAGATGATGCCTACTGATGATGATATTATCCCAGAAATTAAAGTAACGGGTATTGGGGATGATACTTTATTAGACCCAGAAAATCCTATTCCTGAGTATACCATCTATGGAGCAAACAGACCTCGCCCAGATGCTCCTGAAGTAGAGGCCACAGATGAATTTAAGTTAAACGAAGGTGGTGAAAGCACAGAAGTAGTTATAAGGGATGACGTTAAACAAGACCTTGGCGCACAGATGTTTACTGCTCAAGAGGATTTCCTACGGTCTACTGTCTACAAGTTACGTGATCCTTCAACAGGACAAATATCTGCCAGACAGATTGATGAGTACTTGGCTAATAACGCCAGACTACTAAACGACTTTCCAAACCTACGTCAGGAATTGATTGGCTACGCTGATGCTGAACGAACAGCCGCCCGTCTTGTAGAAGATTTATCCAGAGCGCGTTCCTCAGAGAAACTGCCTAATGCAATATCAGATACCCTGACCAGTGATAATCCTACAGAGTCATTCGCTAGACTAGCAGCCGAAGCGCAGGGTCTACCTGATGCAATGACCGACTTTAGATTGGCTACAATGGATGTTCTGTTTGCAGCCTCTAGAGGTGCAGACGGCAACCCAGATTTCGTTAAACTGGCGAACAACATGGGTAAACCACTCAGTGGACGTACTGGTGATTTGACTATCATGGACTTGATGGTGCAAAACAATGTTATCTCCCCCCAAGAGCAAGAGACACTTGGTCAGATGGTTGCTGAAGGTATTCGTATACAGCGATCTCTCACAGACCCTAATGTATTCAATCAAGTAATACAGGGAACCCCAGACATACAGAAGAACGTAGCCAGAATTATTGGTGCTAACTTGGGTGTAATGTTTGGTCGTGGGGATGCTAGTCTACAGGCTGCTGCAATTGGTTCTGAGTTTGTTAAACGCCAGATCGATAAGCTACCACTGGCTGCGGATACTAAAAGAGTTGAAACTCTTATGCGTAACCCTGCTCTACTTCTGGAATTACTTTCTAAGAATCCGGCTAGAGCAAAGTCAGGTATGCAGACTGCTAAGGAACTTCTGGCTAAGTATCAAGGAAGCGGCATGAGTAATGCTGAAATAGCTAGAGAACTTGCCAAGCAGGGAGCCTTGGCTGCTGGAGATGCAGCAGTAAGTAATATGAGAACATCTACTGTCGGTGCATTGCAGGGCGATAGTAGAGATGAAGAGCCACCAGAAGTACGGTCACTTGATGAACAGATGATGAATCTACAATAAAGAAAACCCCCTGTAGATGTGCGCTACAAGGGGCTTTCAACCAACTAGCAAGGTGACCACTCAACTTCAACCTTACACCTGTATTTATACTTTATAGCGCCCCTAGCGTCAACCGCTAGAGGGCTTTTTTTTATGCTTTATTCACACTTTCTTAGGCCCGTAGAAGGGTCATAGTAACAGGCTCCACCTTCCTCTATGAAGTCGGTAGTATCCTCTACAATCTCCTCTTCAGCAACGTCCTCAGAGGTCGATGCGTTAAGAATACCGTACCGTTTACCACTAGCTCGAAATGTCGTGCAGCCTGAGCTACCGCCATCGTAGGCTTCCATGTAAACTCTCTTGAAATCTTCCCAAGAAACATCATCACCCACATTGCACGTTTTACTACAGGCAGAGTCCACATAGCGTGATGCTACGTTGAGAACTTTAACGTGATCAAACACTGATAGTTCATCCGCAGTCTTACCCTTTACGCCGAACTCACGATAGCCGTAGTCATCTACCCGTTCTACTTTAGGTCCATCAAAGGTTTGGATAGTTCTATCGTAGTAATGGGAGAAGACGGGTTCAATGCCGCTGGATACGTTGTCTGCTGATAGTGAAATAGTTCCTGTAGGTGCGACTGATAGAAGATGGCTATTACGGATACCGTGAAGAGAGATAAGATCACGAATATTTTCAGGCAGAGTTTTAGCAAAGTCAGAATCCAGATACATAGGGTTGAAGAGAGGGAATGCACCCTTCTCAAGGGCTAATTCAACAGAGGTCAGGTAGCAGCCGTTACGGATCACTTCCATGATTGTCTCTAGCTGACGAATGAACCCATCAGAACCATACTCAAAGCCCATAGCTTCGATAGCATTGGCTACCCCAGTTACTCCTAGCCCCATACGGCGCTTGTTCTTAGCCTCTTGCTCTTGCTCTGGCAGAGGATACGTGGCCCTATCAACAACATTGTCCATTGCACGTACAACGTGTGGAATGTCGTTCTTTAACATATTCATATTAAACACATATTTGCCATCGTGCTTAACAATATATTGCGTCAGATTGAACGATCCTAGCAGACAGGCTCCATAGGGTGGCAGCGGCTGTTCTCCACAGGGATTAGTGGCTGCAATCTTCTCACAGTACCACAGGTTATTCTTCTTATTAATTCTATCAATGAACAGGATTCCGGGTTCTGCCCAATCCCACGTTGATCTTAGAATATCATCCCACAGCGCACGGGCTGAGACTGTCTTGTATATACGGTCTTCAAATACAAGGTCAAAGTCACTGTCAGATTTAACAGCTTCCATGAAGTCATCTGTAACCCCTACTGAGATATTAAACTGGGTTAGGTCAGTGCTGTTGTTCTTTGCACGAATAAACTTCTCGATATCGGGGTGATCCACCCTTAGTACGCCCATCTGAGCGCCGCGGCGGTGTCCTGCTGAGGCTATAGTCTTACAGATGCTATCAAAGATACCCATAAAGGACAGAGGGCCACTAGAACGGCTCTCTAGGCTCGTAATGAGCGCCCCATGAGGCCGTAGTGTACTGAAGTCGTAGCCAATGCCACCACCCAGTTGCATTGTACGTGCAGCATTCTTAGCAGCATCCATAATACCGCTCATACTGTCTTCAATAGTACCGCTAACAAAACAGTTATATGGCGTCACCTTACGCGGTGCGCCCATAGCAGATTGCACACGCCCTGCCGGAAGAAAACGCTGGTTAGATAAAATGTGCCGGAAGTTATCAAAATGACTTTCATTGTCTTTCAAGGCTTCAGCTACGCGGGTCATTGCTTCGCGGAATGTCTCCCCCTCACTACGATACTTCATAGCGTGGATTTCTTCAGAGATATTCAGAGTTGGTCCGTATTCGTTTCTTATCATTATTTTGGCTCCACTAAGTCGGAAAGGTTTGGATATTTATAGTTCGGGCCTTTAACGACTTTCCCTGCCCCATTCTTGATAGGTTTGCCGTCTAAGCCTAGCTTGGAAAGGTTGGAGTGGTGGACACGGCGTATGGCTACGTCTAAATCCCATCCATAGGTGGCTGCATAGCCATAAAGTACATACGCAAGGTCAGCTATCTCCTTGAGCATGTTGTCTGGTTTATTGTCTGCACTTGCTTCACAGACTTCCCCATATTCTTCTGAAATCAAAGACCAACGAAGGGTTTCCAGATCAGCGTCCTTCTGCCATTTTTGGTCAAGTGGTTGCTCCATGCGAACAGCAAAATCACGCACCATCTCGTATGGTGTCATATGATTAACAACCCAGTCAGGTTCTACGCTATCCCAACCAGCTTGGTTCAATTCTTTTTTATCTAAAGGTTCAGCGAGTGAGGCTACGGCGTCAATATCTTCTTGTGTGATCATTCTTCTAGTTCCTCAATTAAACGGTCCAAGTACCAGCGGCACTTCTTTAGGTCTTCCAGCCCATTCTTGTAGGGCCATCTCCAGAGATATTTGAAAGCATTCTGCCAACAGTATGCAGCGTGAGGCTCAACCTTAGCCCCCTCTGACATAGCTTCCATTGCGTCAATGCATTCAATAGCGGATGAGTTGTAGTGAGGTGGCTTATTAACCATATCCCTACGGTTAGCCTCAGAGCGTTCCAGAGCGGCCCTCTTCTCCGCTCTGGTCATTTCACGGATAGTATCTTGCATCAGTGTAGCTTCTTCTTGAAGTCCACTACGTTGCCGTCTTTATCCTTCCGCTTCTCCCTGACAATCTCCAACAATTCTTCGTCAGGCTCGAAAGTTATTTCATCCTCGTCATCGTCATCGATGATAGAGCGAAGAGTAGCAACTTCACGAAGCAGAGCGCCTTGAAAGGCCAGTGTTTCGATCTCACATTTGATCTTATATGTCAGACCGTTGATAGCATCCAAGTAGAACATCACTTGGGCTTCTTCCATCGTAGCACTGAGATTATGGGATATCTCAAGGTCAACGATATCGGTGTCCTGATCTATTTTAATATCAAGACGGATGCTGTTTGCATCAATTTTTGATTTTGGCATGATTACTTTCTAGCGGTTAGTTTGAAGAAATGTTCTGCGTCAAGGAGCGCCAAAGGCTTCTGGCGATCCCCCTTTATAATGGCTAAAGGTTCTGCACCCTTGGGGCAGTTCTCAGTTGCCTGTTCCATGATTTTATAAACAGCAAATGCTTTGTTAGACTTACACTCTACTGAGTAAGGGAAGCAGCGTCTGGCAGCGGGTGATAGGAGAAGGTCTTCACCCCCAGCCCCCATAGAAGTACTGCGAATATCGCCGTCTTCTAACTTGGGGAACGTAGAGTATAATTTATCTCTAACCCACTGCTGTAGCCGCCTACCTTTAGCCTTGGCACTCTGAGCCTTTATAGCCATGAGGGTAACTCAATGATGCTATAGTCACCCCATCCTGTGTCATACTTCTCTTCTTCCTTAGCATCAGCAATGATAGCCAAGGTACGGTGCATTCTCTCAGTAGCATTGTCTAAAAGACCTTCACTGACAGTGTGTATGTGAGAGCAGTAAGGCGCAGACTTTTCTACAGTAATGAAACTGAAGGAGTTTACATCAATCTCAGCCAACTTGCATACATACAGATAGAAAGCAGCCTGAATATCGTAGGCATACTTGAAGCACTCCCTAGTAAATCCCATAGGACTTGCATCCATAGTGGTTTTTACATCGTAGACTGTCTTTTCTGACTCAATCAGTAAATCCGGCCTAGTCTTTAGCTGCAACCCAGTATTAGGACAGGTAGCAAAGACACTTACCTCGTTTACCCTGTCATTATGGCGTAGCAGAGCCTTACAGTGCTTGTTCTGTAGCGTTGTACGGGCCATCTTCTTGGCTACCGCATACTCTACCTCTGTCAGAAGTACTTGGTCTTCATTCAGAGTCTCTTTCATGCTTATGAAAGCCTTAGAACTCTTTGTCTTTGGCCCTCGCACAACAAGGTCACGATCTTCTTCTAGAAGAAGTGCATGGACGGCTGTTCCCATAGTGAAAGCAGCGGTCTGTACACGCTTTTCGCCTTTCCAATGTGCTAGTGATTTCTTGTACACCGACTTAACGGCAGAGGACGATATACCACTGGTCGAGTGGTATACCGCATTACTCATTCCTTGGACAACGCCCATTTAAGCAACGTCTGCCTCTAGCTCTTCAAGTTGATCCATTAGAGCGCCATCAGCAATAGCCTCAGCTTCATCATACTGAGCCTTCTTCCAAGCCTCTTCGATGCGCTTATTCTCTCCGGCAACCAATCCAGCAACCGCTTGGATGCTGTTATAGATGTCTTGAGACATTTCAAACGGCTCACCAAACTGAGGCTCAAAGTGCATTACATAGTAGGTAGCACCTTTAGCGGATTTCTGTTTCTCAGCTTTGAGAATACTTTCAAAATCCCAAATCATACGGTCGCCCATACGATTAAGAACGTCATGGTAAAATGGGCCATAGTTCTTACGCTTCAGAGACAAGACACATGGTTGATTTTCTATGGTACGTTCTTCACCACTAGCAGTATTACCAGTATACGATACAAGACCCCGCACTACACGGTATCGGTCAATGCCCAAATACTTTTCACGCTCTTGCTCCGTAAAGTTTTTAGACTGCTCATACGTTGGCATATTGCAGTTATACCCGCCCAACATATCACGGCCTTCATCCTTTGCGTATTGCAGCAAGATAGATTTATTAACCAGTCCTTGTTCACCCCAGTGTTGATACTGTATGTGATTACTTAATGCTCTTAGCCTCACGCCCTCTTTTGCATAGACGCGATCACCGACAGGCGTATTCAAAAAGAATGCACCCAAGGGGATTTGCACCCCATTAGCGTCTTCACCCTGTGAATTTATCTTCAGAGTTGGGATGCTTGGTCCTTTGCTACCTGTTTGTGCAGCGCCCAGTGTTGAGGCAATATCTGCAAGGCTCAGGTCACCTTCTCTAAGAACTAAATCAGTCATTCATGTTTCCTTAAAAGTGAGCTTTCATTGTACCCTAATTAGGTGGCGTAAGTCAACTCTAATTCGTGTTGATCCAGCCAATTAATTCCGGCACTAATTTCGATGTCGAATGGAACAACTGACTTGTAGTTGAACCTCTTTTCCATCTCTTCATCTATCCCCGTCATGGCGATATGTAGTAGTTCTTTTACCTTTTCTAACTCGTCCTTGTGGCAATCAACCACAATACTGTCATGCACTGTTAAGATTAATTTACTCTTAAGTTTGTTCTCTCTGAACAGCCTTAGAGCGCGGATACAGGCCAATGGTACACAGTCTCCTGTGGCAAAGCCTTGTATGGGATAATTAACGATCTGCGTGGCATTTGTTACCCTACCATTTCTGGTACGAACAACATTAGGCCAGAAGTACTGCCGCCCACTAGGAACTTGGACAATACCATTCTTAAGAACCCCCGTCATTAGACGGTCTTGGTAGCTCCTAAGACCCTCGTAGATGTTAAAGAACTCAGCGAAGTATGTCTGTACGTGTGGTGGCTCTAAAGCACCCTGACCGCCATATAATGGAGCGAAAGAGTACTGCTTTGCTGCCTGTCTAGCATCCTTACTGACCTCAGAGGGATCACACTGATTAATAATGGAAGCAGTCTGCTTGTGGATGTCCTTTCCCTCAAGAATATCAGCAATAATCTGACTATCCCTACTTAATTCCCCAGCCATTCTAAATTCTAGGCCAGAGAAGTCTGCCTCAACCACCAGACCGTCATCTTTAAACCTAGACACGATAGCCTTCCGCACGGGAAAGCCTCTCTTGGGCTGGTTTTGTAGATTGGGATTACTACTACTTAATCTACCAGTGGCAGTGATACATTGATTGAAGTTAGCGTGTAGAAGCCCTGTAGACCGCGTACCTAGTTGTATTCCTTTAACGAAACTATCAAGGTAGGTGCTAATAGCATTCAGGCGACTGATCTTGGTCAAGAACTCTACCGCAACAGCGTTACCCTTGCCCTCAGCCTGTTGTACAAGCACCTTAATAGTATTCTTGTCAGTCTTAAAGCCGTTGATAGAAGCATAATAAGGTGACTTAGGCGTCATCTTTAGCCCAGCAGTCTCACCAGTGGCTACATAGATAGCACCAGCACCTGAACAGGTCTTACACTTGGTCCTGTTCTTATATGGCTCACCCTGAACCCTATACTTCTTGCCCATCTTAGTCTTAGTGACTTGCTTATACTTCTGTATTGATCCTCTACCATTACAGTCTGGACACTTTCGAGCCACAGTCTTTTGAACGACAGCCGTAGTTGATCTAACAGCAGCAGAGAACTCCCGTGGCTTCATGCGCGGCGGCATCAAAGACTTACCCGCAGCATTTGTACCAATGTTGAACGTCTGTTGGTGGGCGTCTCTATTAATTACCTCACGCGAGTAGACCACCTTAGTCATGTCTGCACCACTATTTAAATTAATAGGAGTGTCGCCCATGACTTCTTCAACTATCTCGTACAGCCGCTTAGTCAGTTCGTTCTTCTCAGTCTCAAACTGTAGCTCAACCTCTTCAAGAGTATCCAGATCAATAGCTGTACCATTACGCTCAATCTCCACCAAGAACATGAGCATCTCGTTCATCAGATCGACTACAGGAATAAGCGACTTATTCTCTTCCTTCTCGTAATCTTCCATCTGGGCAACGTACAACTCAGCAGTGGTGCGAATATCAGCTTCAAGGTATTCCAGCATAGTGCCAACAGGCATCTCTTCAAAGCCAGTACCAGACTTGAACAGTTCATCTACAAGATCAGACTTCTTGAGGTTCTCTAGCTTACGCCGGATTCCACATTCCTTGAGCGACAGTGGACGCCTCTGCCCTTTGGACAGTAGATATTCGCCTATCATAGTGCAGTAAACACTGTCAGGGATACGGAAGCCCATCTCTAGGAGCCAGATAACATCAAACTTTGCATTGTGGCACACAAGCATAGACGCCTGATCCAAGGCATCCTGAAGCATCTCATGCTCGTCAGGCTCTATAACGTCATGGTGAAAGTATACATCCATATTGACAGTCATTTCACCGTCAAAGTTCAGGAACCCATATCCCGCAGCAACACACTTGTTTATTTTATTAAACGGGCTGTTGTCTATCTTTCCCTCGTATCTCTCGACACTGGTTTCAAGATCAAGAATTAAGATACTACTCATCTTCTTCATCTCCATTCCAGTAAACGACTGTGCTTACTTTGCATTCAGAGCAGCTAAACGTGGAGTAGAAATCATATACATCATCGTCATGGTCGCCGCCCCAGATCATGGGTTTATTACAGCTTGGACATACATAATTCTCATACGACATAGCGGCTCACTTCTGGCTCCATCATGCACGGGATAGTGCCATGATAGCCGGATAGCTTATTCTTCATTACTGTCAGGAAACGGCTGTTGTCTGGTCCGTCTTCCTCACCGCTATTCAATTTACCTATACCAATGATAAGGTCAGCTTCAGCAGCCTTACCAACACGACTGCCTTCCATCATAGTCATGGTCAGTCTTGTGCGGTTCTCAGCTTCAGCAGACGCCTGTGATATACCAATCAATGCACAATCGTGCTTCTTAGCCGTTTCCCGCAGCCGTCTGTACAGTTCCCGTAACCTCTCATGCCCAGCATTAAAGTTACCAGCAACAGCCAACTTGTCTGCCTGATCTACTATAACAATGTCAGGGTTTACCTTGGCTATGTAGCTTTCCATCTTCTGGATATCCCATTCTTGGACATCCTTCATAATCAGATTGTCTTTTATACCAGAGTAACGGGCAACCGCAGCAACAGGGTCAAATTCTATTTCTGGGCGCGTAAGACCAGTATAGGATTGTATGGCGCGTAACTTAGTACGCTTGGTGCTTTCTTCATTGCCCAAGTACAATACCTTAGCACCTTGCTGGCAGAATCCCCCCGGTGCAGCACACAGAGACACGATGAAAGCAGACTTCCCTGTCTCAGGACAGGCAAACACTACAGCAAATTCACCAGCACCTATTCCATATACGTGACGGCTCAGGGTTTCGATATTGAACTGCCATCTGTTTTCATCTGATGTAACAGCCAATAGCTCGTAGATATCATCCGTTGTTGGCTCACCAAAATCATCTGGTAGGTAGCCCTCAGCTACACGATCCAGAAGCATATTAAGTTCATCCATTGCCTCTATCGTACCTTCAGACATACGGATGCCCAGATTGGCAATGTCTAAGCCAACGTGCTGACGCCATAGGTTCTCTATGACATCCTTGGCAATCTCAGGCTTTATGTCTTCAGCATTGGCAGTGGCATTGATTGTATCTTCAATCTCCGCAGTCCATGCAGCGGTAGATGTAGGGTTGTTAGACTTCCAGAAAGCAAACAACTCCAATGGAGTGATGTCTTGAGCAAACTTATCGTGCGAGGCAATGATTGTCTCGTACAGTTCTTTCAGACTATCCTCGAATAGTGATGCGCGTAGCTTGGCCTTGTTTTGTTCAAAGAAATCGAACTTCAAACAGTTCTTAAGGAGAGAATGGTCCATTTAGTAAATCCTATAGTTGGCACTTTATAGAGTGTTAAGTGTAACATCGTCAAGGATTAAAAAAAAGCCCCCATCAGTATGGGAGCTTAAAAATTTTGAATAAAAAAACTATACGTTTGGTTAGTTGCTGCGAAACTTCATCTTGGAGATGTCAGGAGCAGCGTTGCCGCGTCTTTCCCGCATTTCAATCTGATAATGCACCACTCTCTTGTTGCCAGATATTAAATTCTTAATGGCATCTTCTAGCTTGGCTTCTTCTTCAGCAGCTTCTCTGAAGCCGCCATCTACATCGTAGTCCAATAGGCAAATTGCTCTTACCTTCATGCACCTATTCCTTATAATAAATTAATTAAAAAAATGAGTTAAGTATTTTAATTAACTTGAGTAGGTGGGCCAGTAGGGAGGCGAACACCATTGGTAACACGCACTCCAAAAAACCCAATGTGAAAATTACTCTGCACATTAGTCTCCTTTAATCAATGTTTCAATTTGGTCAGTACTCATATTCTTTAAGTCCACATTGGTTAATCTAACCTTAAGGCTTTTATCAACTTTCCTTGATTGAGCAATAGACTTTAACGCGGCATCTTTGTCAAGAACTAAATACTTCTCAGGGTATTTACTAAGTGTTTTCTTAATACCTGTAGTGATGGTAGTACCTAACAGTGCTATACCTACAAGACCGTCCACTCTACTAACAGAACAAGCAGATGGGGTGTCTTCTACTAGTACAGCTATGTTTCCTAAGCCTACAGGAATACCGTCAGGGAGTTTACCGTAGCTAATCCACTTAGGACCATACTTACTAAGTGCGCGTCCTACTGCCCCATGTGATCCTCTATTATAGAATAAGACTCTATCCTCAGCCGGAGCATACTTCACCTTGATCCACTTCTTCTGGTGAGCTTCAAAACTGTTCACCGACTTCAGGTATTCGATTGCTGGTGGGTGATTTTCTACAGCAGTGACAATCTCTGGTATAGGTCTGCCATTTGATCTATCCCTCTTCACATTGCTGAGATAGTCTTTGACTGATTGCTTACCACGATTGCCGTGATGTACTCCCTTGCCGTTACATGATGCGCGGTAGCAGTACCATAGAAGTTTACCGTCTAGCTTAGACAGAGCCAACTTCTTCTCGCCGTAGCAGAATGGACAGGTTATTACTTTTGTATCACCTTCCTTAATAGGAATGGCTTTAATAATATCTAACTGTTCTTGGTAGGTCATTTGAGTAGTCCTATGCTATACTGCCCCCGAAAGGCGCAGCCCTATTTTATGTAATAGATTGGGATAGTCAACATCTAATAGAGAGCTTTTTTAACCAATTTACGGTCACAGTCAATTAAACAAACTACCTGTAAGCTATTGATTTTAAACGATACCTGTTAATCAATTGGTCGTAGGTTCGATCCCTACCGCCGGAGCCATTCTCAATAAAATCAATAACTTACGGTAGTTTGTTTAGGTAAATGGCATGGCATATTAGTAAGTGGCACCGTGCCATTTTTACCATTCCTCTACCAAAGGATAGCGAATCTCTCGGTAGAGTAGTTCTTATAGCCTTTGGATTAGTTAGGTGGCGTAAGCAGAGCTTCCCAAGAACTAGGGTATAGCTCACCCATAAGGTTACTAATCTCATTGGCAACCATGCGTGTCTCAGCTTGTGTGTCAGGGGCGCAACGAAGCCTACACATATCCGCAAATGCATCTAAACTACCAGACCAGTACCATTCGGTCATCATGCTCTGTGGCAGCACCATACGGGCTTGTTCAGGACATACCCCTACGTCTAGTAGGAACTCATACTCAGTCATTGCAATTTCATTAAAGCCGTTGTCAGATACAGTTACGTTACCTGCACTACCTTGCTTCTTATCAGCGCTACGTCCACGCCATACAGTTGGTGTGTAAAACTCAGGCTCATCGTCCACGTATCTCCTACTTATTTCATTCCAACGTAGGAACTTATGTTTAACTAATTGCCTAGCGACAAACACTGGTGCTTTAACGTGGAAGGATGCGAAGCAATGTCCGAATGGTGACAGGTGTTTATGCTTCGCAAGATACTTAATGAGCTTCTCATCCCTGTCTTCCAACACTGGTATCTCTCCAGCCCAGTTGCCCATATGAATATCATAGGAGCCTATGAAATCACTCTTCTTCCCGAAGGATACCCGTGCTGAATTTACTACGGACAAATCACTGCCCATATGTTCGATGTAAGTTGCTTTAATCATTTGTCGGCCTCATCTTAGGTCGTATGGATTGAGACAGTATATCCGTCTGTATACACTGCCCTACTGCGCTTCTATCAAGGTGATAGATGGGATCGTGATAGGTTAAGAGAGCATCCCCACAGGCACGTTGCGAGGGGAATACTATTTTGCTTTGGAAGTCGTGACCGTTTAACGTGTAGGTCAATACGAGTATGGTAAAGAACTTCATCAGAAAGGCGGCTCACCATTCTCGTCTAGCTCCGGCATCTTAAACGTGAAGTCACGTTCAATCTTAGGCTCCTGTTCTTCTTCTACAGGTAGAATGCCCATCAGCCGGAGTTCATGTTCAAGGCCCATTGGTAAATCTTCCATTAGGCCACCCTCTCGTAGACACGTTGTTCCCTTGTGCTAGTCCACTTAGCACCAATCCTGAGAGAGTTTAATTTAGCATTAGGCAACTGTGGCCCCATACATGCAAGGCGGTCTACTTTGTTACCGCGAGTGTCGTACACCTCTATGACTTTGTATTTTTGTGAATGATCTAGTTCTAACAGCGGGTTTTTATCATAGTTCAAATCCACTATAGGATACCTCTTTTCTTCATTGCATTGGCTGCTTCGATGTTGCCTTGCTTGGCATACACGACAAGCATACTGGGGTTCTTATGGCCTGTTAGTGCCATTAGCTCACGGTCTGTACACCCTGCGCGAGAGGCATGGGTTGTACCCGTCCTTCGCAAATCATTTAACCAAATAGGTGTATACTTCTGAGAGCCATCCTCATTGTAGTGTCCGGCTAGAGGAACTTCTGGCAGACCATAATCTTTAGCCAATCTTCTAAACGACTTGACTGCGCGGTCTTGGGTGTAAGGTTTACCTGTGCTTTCTTCGCGTAAAATGAAATTGTCGTTGTTGCTGATACTATGCAACTCCAGACGTTTTCTTATGGATGGTGATACAGGAATAGACATACGAGTGCCAGTCTTTTCTTGCGTAAACTCAAAGCAATCTGTATCTAAATCGATGTTGCTCCACTGTAGTTTTCGAACATCTACAACACGCTGACATAGCTCATACAACATGGTGATCATAGTACCCATGCTAGGTCTACCATTCTCATCACAGAACTTGATCATGCCAGTGATATGTTCGTCAGGCCATAAGACTTCACGGTCAGGCAGCTTTGGTAGTTTTAATAAGGAGAATGGGTTACTCTTGGCCTTTCCAGACCGAAGAGCTTCATTCCATACCAGCTTTAGCACCTTCACTGTGTGATTGGCTTTGTGTGTGGATACGTCAGACTGTATGTGTTGGTACAGTTTCTGGGCGTAGTTGTAGTCCACATTCGACACAAGCATTCTGCGAAATGTTGTGTTGCTTACGACAACTTCAAGAACGTGTCTAAGGTGACCAAGGTATGATCTCTTAGTGCTTTCAGTCTTAATGTTGAGATAGGCATTAGATTGCTTGTAGGAGTTAACCATAGACTCTACTGATCGATCATCTACGGTGACTTCCACATGATCATTAGCCAACCAAGCCTCATACTTACGCCGCCACTCGTAGCCACGCTCGTTAGCCTCAGTCTTAGTGTCATACGTCTCCCGAACTAACGCGGGAAACGCCTCAAGAAGTTTAGGGGTGGGTCTAACATCGTAGACCCGTTTGTTTTTGATATCTCGATATCGTACATAAGGAGCTTTAGCCATCATGCATTCACACATTGGCGGTTGTAGTTAATGAAATAGGCGATGCTTATCTCGTAGCTATCCACATCATGGGCGTAAACGGCTTCTAAGGAACTTGCTACGGCCTGAACCTTCTGGAAAACCATTTCTTCAGAGAAATCTCTATCGTATCCGAAGTTCATTGGTATGGCAGTCAGCACCTCTTTCCAGTGCTTGTATTTTGTGCATTCCTTATCTGTAGGATTAGTCTTCTCCCAACGGTTTTCATAGACAAACACTACGGCATCGTTGTGATCCCAGACTTTTACTTTGTAGGTCTTATCCGCAATCATGCCGCTTCTCCTTTAGTAACATCGATTAAGATGTAGCAATTACGATATGGGAAGTTATCAGTAATCCCAGTATAGTGAGAGAAGGTAACGGTATCACCAGCCGCAGCTTTCTTGGTGATGTTTTTGATAGACAAGAGCTTATCGCCCCTTGGTCTAAGATAGAAGCGAACTTCAGAGGGTGAATCGTCAGTATACTTGGATTCAAAAGCCACACGCGGCTTCCTACCGTTCAGGCGGTTCCACTCTAGGTCATCATAATCAACAGGTAGATACTCTTTAACAAAATCAACGACAGACTTGTTCGCATCGATGATAGACTTATTCAGCATACGCTGAGTGATCTTAATGGTAGCAGTTTTCATGTCAGAGTCCTTTAGCTAGTTTGACTGCTAACACCTAAAACGCCACCTAGTACATTGTCAATAAAAAAGTTAACAGTGCGCTAAAAAAGATTTCCCCACGCGGGAAAGTGTATGTTTAACCCCCTACCACCATAAAACAGTTATAGCCCATAGAAGTACTCAAGTTGTCTTCATCTGGCATAGCAATAGCAGCCTTCATCTTTTCGGAATAGATAATAGCATATGGTCTATTGTTCTCCCTTGATCCCGCAATGGCATCTTGAAGTGCGTAAGATAACTCAAGGGCTTGGTGAAGGTTTATTTGCTTACAGGTCATAGTAGCTCCTAACTGATTGGTTAATTGTGGGAATAGTAGTGATAAATAATACAACCTAAGAGTGTGTGGTCAATAGCAAAGTATCGTTTTGAAAAAAAGATTTCCCCACGCGGGAAAGTGCATAGCTTCCCTGACCTATACAATCCCCAATGTAATATAGCCAATGGACTTCTGGTAAGGCATAGGCATGGGCATGAAAAAATCCACTCAACCAATAGTAGATCACCTTCTAGTTGATTAATTAAATGGCAATACAACCAACTAAGTGATTGTACAATTCGCCAATAGCTGATAGACAAACGGCAGACGCCACACTTGCGTCTTTTTGAAACCAACTGAAAGGAACCACTTAAATGGGTTTAACAATTGAACAACTCGCAGCAATGGAAAACGTGACGCACTCACGCACAATTCCGGCAGATATTTCTGCGCTGCTCAATGCATCTTACTTTAGTGAGAGCCGTCAGGAACAAATCCGCATTGGCGATTTAACCCTGCCGCATTTCATCAGAGTGATGCGGAAAGCGTCTGCGCCATCAGTATTGCACAGAGGCTAATCTACTACTGGGGTCTTTATCATTTATGGTTCGATGGTTTGGCCTTTCTCTTTTGAACCAACAGCATTTGGAGAATAAAAAAATGCTTAATAAACCAACTCGCAAATATGTCCGCAAAGCAATCCGCATTCAGTCAGCCAAGAGCTATTCAACTCTGGCTCGATTAGAATTTGCGATGCGAGGGCATGAACTTGACCACTTGCCACACGTTAAATTTGAAAATGGTGGGCGCTGGTATGCAATCTTTGAGGGATATTCACTATCACCCGCTGCGCGTTCCCGCGTTGAAACGAATATGTTCAAGGTGGTCTAGGAGGGTTTAACTAGTGCAGCCGATAGCCCGTGTATTTTTGGGCTTTGTGCGGATCGGCTGCATCAGGGTGAACCTTCACCAACCAACTAAATGTAACACTCAAACTTGGAGGCAAATATGCCATTTGATAATATCGTAAACTTCAACTCAAAAGCAGTTCAATTCCCATCTCTGGACAAGACTGCGTTTCACGCAAAGCACGTTGATCTGGGCTATCAGTTCGAGCAACAGCCAATGGACGTTCCGGCTGATCTAGCACGGGCTGTGATTAGAACAGACAATGGCGCGGCTCTTGGATTAACTGGCAATCGCTACGGGATAGCCCAAAACCAAGACGTTCACGATGTTCTGGTTCAATCGCTCGAACAGGCGCTGCCATCATCTTACCTCAAGGACATCGAACTGGAAGAACAGGTTTCCGGCAATGGCGCATTCTGCAAAACCACATATCGTTTCCCATCAGCCGCAGAACCAATTCGCCAATTGCGGAACGCGACAGGTTTTAAAAGTGATGTCTATGGTAAGCAGCACAAAGAGACATGGCTCGAACTACAGTTCTCTTGGATCAATTCATTCGGTGGTAAAACGCCGTTGATCATCGAAAGCGGGGTGCGTGATGTTAGCTGCCTCAACAGCCTGACCACCGCCTACAAAGACGGCTCTGAAAAGCAGCGGCACACTTCCAAATGTGATCCGGCATTGTTTGCCGCGTTCATTGAGGAACAGGCTGCAAACTTCAAGACACGCATTGAGGTATGGCAACAATGGGCAGAGCGCTCGATCACGCCGGATCAGGCAGAGGCCACGTTGACGGCTGCCGGAGTATCGCCACGCCTGACGGGTCAGCTAATGCGTACATTCGAGGCAGAAGCTGTGCAGCGTGGGCAATCAGTTTGGGCATTGGCCTCAACTCTGACCTACTGGTCCAGTCATAATTCAGACGACTACGGGGTGCGCGGGTCTAAGAATAAAGACAATGTTGCCGCGTCACTGCATCAGCGCAGCACTAAGGTTAATCAGATAATGCAATCAGACGCATGGCAGCAAATTGCTGCGGTGGCTGCATAATGACCTACCAGAAACATCAGAAACGTGCGCGGGATATTTCCCGCCGCGTTAACCAACTGCGCCGCAAAGAGACGCGGCTGCTCGACGCCATTAATCAAATTGAAAGGGAGAAAATGAACCCAGCATTGCGCGAACAAATCTTGGCTGAATGCCTCAAGCACATGGGCAATCGTGAGGCCGAACACTTGACCGATTGGCTCTGCCTTATGGGGCAAGGCATGGAACCTAAAGAGGCTGCGGCGGCTGCTCGAAAAAAGAACGGGATGCCGCCTATTGGGGGATCAGACAATGCAGGGTCATGAGGCACGATTGGCGATGTTCAAAGAAATGAACAAATGGAACTATCGGCAACGGGCGATGGACCTCGTTGATGATGGAATAATTGATTGCCGCATGGCGCTGCTTACTTGTCTGCGGCATATGTCACAGGGTGACATCAAGGACATGCTGACAGGCAATGAACTGATCGAAGACTAGACCCAACAAAATCCTGCCCCAACTGGCCTCGCTTCGGCGGGGTCTTTTTTTGTGCCAGTCGGCAATACAACCTTAGAGTGTGCCGACTAAACCACAGGTTACAAAATGAGCAAAAATCGCCTGTGAACGCCTGTTAGCAGTTTTTATGAACTCAGATATGCCAGAACCTAAACAGCACTGTACGGCGCTTATATCGCCTCTTAGGGTGCATTTAGTTAATTGGCTATAATGCCAATAATAGATTGCACAATAGTGATCCGGCTGATATCCACGGGTCACGGGCACCTGTGCCTGATCGAAACTTAACCAACGAAGGACCATATCAATGACAGATCAAATTGAAATGAATGTAGTACAAAACGCCAATGGTTTTGACTGGGACATCCAAGTGAAAAACGCAGAAGGTCAGTGGATCACCCAAGGCCATTTTCGTGACTGTGAATTTGGACGTTTCACTTTTGACAGTAAAAACGAGGCACTTAGAAAAGCATATTTTGACCTCGCATTAAGTGATGAGGAATATGACTGTTCGAGCGGTCATTATATGTCGCAAGTTTTTCGCGCTGCTTATGCGGAGGTGAACTAATGTCTGGACCGAACCTGAACCTACTCAATGAGATAGCTAAAGACATCTACAGCCTTGGAGACGTTCACCAGATCGTCAAACTGCGGGATGTTAAAGAGGGTGAATATTTTCGCCGGAAACCCACGGCTGCTAAAGAGTACATTCGTGAGCATTACAATAGATCCGACAAAACATTTACCTGCACTGATGCTGATGACATCGGGCGCTGCATATTCCTGAAAGCAGACACCCTCGTATGTGTGGAGCGTTACCTATGAAAACCATTCAAAAGCATATTGGCCCCGATCATAAAATCTCAATTCACGAGAACCACAATGGCAATTGGGAATTGGCCCTGATGGATGCACACTCAGAGACAATTGGCTTTGTGCCACCTCAATTCTGGGCATACTCAGAAAACGGCGAAAAACTGCTCTATCTGGAGAGTCAGGCTGATGACGATGATGACATCATCCACTGCGTCAGAATTGACCAATTGCCAAAGCTCTGGGAAGCCGCACGGCGTTATGCTTTTGCAATGTCTATGGCACGGGCAAAAGAGCAGCGTGACCAGCCCATCACTGTTTCGAGGGTGCGCTGATGCTGGGTGATCTGATAGGCGGCTGCTGCCTCATGATTATCATGGTGGCGCTGCTCTACGCTCCGCTGATGTTCTAGGCTCCTAACAAATCAAACAAAGAGAACCGGCTTTCGAGTCGGTTTTTTTGTGGCCGATAACCAGAAATCAGTATGCCCTCACGCTCGATATAAGGCTCACTGATGAGGCAAAGCAGACTGATGCACATTTATATCCAAACAATTTGCCCCTACTCAGTGGCGCTAATATCGCCTCTTAGAGGTACAATACTTTAGGTAGTACAGTGGCAAATTACGCACCTTGTGGTTGATTGCTCAGGGCATGGGGCTGATGGTACACGGCGCTGCGCTTCACCCTGCACTATTGAATTTGTCAGACTGTCGGACGGGCGCGTGATGGGGTCGAGTGCTGGATTTTCTCCGGCTGATGGTCGGCTGCGGCTGATGGATTGCATCCCGTGCCATAATTCTTTGGGCAGCATTCTTTTAACCCCATGATTTTATTGAATTATTCTGGATGAGCCTATCACCTATCCAGTCACAGGTTATTAAATTGTCTAATGATTTCAATGGTTTAACTATATGACCGTATCCCTTGCCCGAAACCCTTAGCCTACCCCCGCCAGTGCCACCCCCACCCCCCCGGTAGCCATATACAGCCCCGACATATTTTGGGTATTTTACAACCGTAAAGCCACCAAGCCTCTTACTACGTCTGCGAAACTGTAAAGACCCTACATCTAGTAGCCAGTTAAAAAATATTACCATGTAAAGCGTTTCAGGGGTTGAAGCACAGAGTGGCGTATGTTATGTTGGTATCACCACTTAGTTAATTGTTGAAAGAGACACTATGAGTGATGACTTGGGGCAAGACGCCACATTGTTTGAAGACGGAATACCTATCTGGTTAGACTTGGAATTTGAGATAGATGATGACGGGATGTTTAACGTCCTGATTTATCTCATTGTGGATGAGTTTGAAGAGAAGGTCATCCGTAAGCCTCTCTATGAGGTTATAGACTATATTTTAGATGATGAAACCGATTACTCAAGGCTATATGCAGTAGCCAATGAGATGGTTAGAGAATCTGAGCGACTAAGGGAAAAAGCGCAAATAATAGAAGACAGTACCGCTAATGTATCTGATCTATTTGACGCGCCTTATGACCCAACTTAATCTGTTTGATGAAGAGTGGTTAAGCCTGACCTCTTTCGAGGGGGAGTCTAAGGTGTGTTCTAAGTGCCATGAAGAAAAGCCCTTGTCTGCATTTAGCAATCACTCTGGAGCTAACTACCTTAGACCTGAGTGCAAGAGTTGCAATAATGAACTCAGTAGAGTGCGAAATGATCTTAGGGCTAAGTACGGTATGCCGGATGAGGACTACACCTGTCCTATCTGCCTGAAGTCTGCTGAGGAAGTAGATGGTAAAGGCGGTAAGGCTGGGCCTTGGGTTGTGGATCACTGCCACCATACAGATACGTTTAGGGGTTGGCTATGCCATAGCTGCAACCGTGGTATAGGTGGGTTTGAGGATAATATAATACAGCTAAAGAGAGCTATTAAGTACTTAGGTGCATAGCGGGTACAGAATTTGTCCGACAAGGACTTAAATGATATGGGGATTAGTCGAGGGGAAATCTATGACAGGGTATATCGGCGGTAAACGCCTCTAGCCTTTTACTATAGTATACGGCCCCGAAGACAACTTCATTTTATCATAAAAACAACCAACCGTCAATTACACACTGGCTAAAAAACCAGTTAATTAACTGTTGACCTTACCACTGATTTAATGTTACAATGAAGGGGTAGGTTATGAAAGGTGTTTATGTCTTTTAACCTATACTATATTCGGGCTGCTATTCAGGCCCGTACAGGCCAAGTTCTCAAGTTTGATAAGATACGTCAACTCCTTCTAGAAGAGGGCTTAGTATCTCAACAAGAGTTGGATCGTAATCCAATGGCAAAGGAGTTCGACGGATACGGACGATACTTTGCCACCGAAGACTGTTCAGTAACAGTTCCCCCTGACCCCAAGCGTTTTATAGCAGAATTACTTGACGAAGAGTTTGATGAAGGAGAATAGCAATGCCTCAAGGTAAAGGAACTTATGGCTCTAAGGTGGGCCGTCCTCCAAAGAAGAAGAAACCAGCCATGATGGGTGGTGGCATGGCCCACAAGAAGGGTAAGCCAAAGATGATGTACGGCGGCATGGCTGCTAAGAAGAAGAAGTAATGTGGATCGGGGTTATCCTGATCTGTGCTTCACCCGTAGATGCTAGTAGTTGCGATGTCTTAGTTCGCACTAGTGGCGGGTTCTTTACTCAGGATACTTGCATAGCTCAAGTCAGAGACGATCTCAGCAATATGAATGTTCAGAACGTCTACACTCGTTACAAATGCTTTGAGATGCAAGGCTCAGTCTAAACCAACTAAATAATCAAGGCCACTATGTTAGCAGAAACCTTAGCAGTCGTTTCGGCGGCTAATGCCGCTATATCACAAGTCAAGACTCTCATAGGGCATGGAAATGATATTTCCTCTATGGGGCGGCACTTGGGTGCTATCCTGACTGCTGAGGAAACTCTCAAGGCTCAGGGAGACGTAAAGAAGAAGTCACTCTTTTCTACGGCTCTGGGTAAGGATGAGGACTCTTTTGAAGAGTTTATGCAGCTTGAGAAGATTAAAGAGGCTCGTAAGGAAATAGAGTCCATGATGCGCTTATATGGGCGTCCGGGGCTTTATCAGGACTGGGTAAATTTTCAGGTTGAGGAACGTAAGCGGAAGAAGGCTGAGGCAGAAGAAAGAGCAAAGGCCAGAGCATTTATCATGGAAATCATACAGTGGTGTATTGTGTTCCTGATTGTTGCTGGTGGTTGTGCAGGGTTAATTTGGTGGGCGTGGACTTTTAGATGACACTGATATCCCACTTTCCTTTACCTAGTATGCCCTTCCAAACTCATGTGAATATTGTTTTTGAAAATGGCGTAGGTGAGCAAGTAGAGAAGAAGGTACGGGCTGGAGAAGCGGGTTCTGTAGAACCGATTGATGAGCATACCCCAGTCGAGAACCTCAAGTTAGTTGACCAACGATACGCATATAACCCTGACCCTAATAAGCTGAGAACACCTACAGGCCAGATAGTGGACTTCGTAGTAGCATGACCAAGCGTTTAGATAAATCGAAGATGGCCTGTAACAAACCACGGCGTACTTCGGGGGGCAGCAAAAAGTTTGTAGTTAAAGCCTGTCAGGACGGCAAGGAGAAGATAGTTCGCTTTGGCGATCCTAATATGAAAATTCGTAAGAGTAATCCTAAAGCCCGTAAATCATTCCGCGCACGACACAAATGCTCCACTGCTAAGAACAAGCTCTCTGCGCGGTATTGGTCCTGTAAGAAATGGTAATCTGATGGCTGCTAAGAAAAAGAAGGCGAATGACGCCTGTGTGAGAAAAGTAAAACGGCGGTACAAGAAGTGGCCTTCAGCATACGCTTCAGGTGCTGTTGCTAAGTGCCGAAAAGTTGGTGCGAAGAACTGGGGCAATAAGAGCAAGAAGAAGTAGCATGGCGGTACGGAAATCTAAAAAAGGAGCCGCCTTAAAGAAGTGGTTTAAAGAGGATTGGCGTGACGTAAAGACGGGCAAACCCTGTGGTCGTTCGGGTAAGGGCGATAAACGAAAAGGATACCCTGCCTGTCGCCCTGCTTCCCAAGCAAAAAGTAAATCAGCCAAAAGTGCAGCGCGGAAGAAAACAAGTCCGAAGCGCATTAGCTGGGGCAAAGCAAAGTATAAGGGGTAACCATGTCTGATAATCGTCTACATCGGATTGAGGAAAAAGTGGATAAACTAGCTGAAGCTATGGTTGAAATGGCTCGTATGGAAGAGCGGCTAGTTTCAGCTTTTAAGAGGATGGACAACCTCGTTGAGTACCAATCCAAGATGGATACCCGATTAGATGAAATGGAGAAACAGGCAATAGTTCGCGGTCAGAAGATTGCGTTTGCTGAGAGGTTTTTCTGGATGGTGGCTACAGGCGCAGTTGGCCTAGCCTTTGTATTTCTGAGGTAGAATATGACTGAGAAAAAATACACAGATAAACAGCTTATGTTTCTGGAAGCCTTGATGTCTGAAGAGTGTCGAGGCAGTTTGCGTATGGCTATGGACGCTGCTGGTTATTCCAAGGAAACAAGTATTTCATCTGTAGTTGGTCCTCTGAGAGAAGAGATTAACGATAAAGCCTCAATGACATTGGCTATGAACGCACCTAAAGCGGCGTGGAGCATGGTGGACGTACTTAATGACCCCAGTGCTATGGGAGCTAGGAACACAGTGGCAGCAGCCCGTGAAGTCCTAGACCGCACAGGTTTGATTAAGAAAGAGCAAGTAGAAGTTAAAAATACAGGCGGGGCAATGTTTATATTGCCGCCGAAGAGTGAAGATTGAGCATTTGGTTAAATAAAACCAGACCAAACAAAACTGCTAAGATACCATACGCCTACAAGCCTTCTGAAGATGATCCACTTGTATTAGTGGCTGACGATGAAAAAGCCGTACTTGTAGAAGAGGCATTGGACTACTTAGAGGATGGTCACTCCAGTCGTAAGACCGCTGAATGGCTGACTAGTAAGACAGGTGATAAGATTAGTCACCAAGGTCTGATACATATATGGAAGGACAGACGGGGCAAAGACTCTGACAATCCTTCTAAGAGATTGAAGGAATTAGAGAAGGCTAACCGTAAGCGTAAGCCAAAGACAGCCGCTGAGAAGAAGCTCAGTGCAGCCAAGCGTAAGCAGTCTGATGCTAAGAGACGCCTCACAGTAGCTAGAAAAAAGCTAGAGGAACTACAGCCTACTCAAGAGTTGGAGACTGCCAATCTAGACTTCTCTGTGATTGAGAGCGAGAGACAAAAGAAGGAAGTAGTATTTGCACCAAACGCTGGTCCTCAGACAGAGTTTTTGGCGGCTTCTGAAAGAGAAGTGCTATATGGGGGCGCTGCTGGAGGTGGTAAGAGTTACGGATTACTTGCTGATCCTATGCGCTATTTTGATAACCCTAACTTCAACGGGATCATATTAAGGCGCACGAATGACGAACTCCGCGAACTCATTTGGAAATCACAAGAACTGTACCCCAAAGCATTTCAAGGAGCAAAGTGGCAAGAGAAGAAATCACAGTGGACGTTCCCGTCAGGAGCGAAACTCTGGCTCACGTACCTCGAAAGGGATCAGGACGTTTTACGATACCAAGGTCAGGCATTCACGTACATTGCGTTTGACGAACTGACCCAATATGCCACCCCCTTCGCGTGGACGTATATGAGATCACGACTTCGTACAACGGACCAGTCTTTGCCTATATACATGAGAGCCACTACTAACCCCGGAGGTCCGGGGCATGGTTGGGTTAAGAAGATGTTTATTGACCCTGCCCCCGTGAATAGAAAGTTTATTGCTAAAGACTTAGATAATGGAGAGGACTTAGTTTATCCTCAAGGACATGCAAAGGCCGGAGAGCCGTTGTTTTATAGACGGTTTATACCAGCATCTCTCTACGACAACCCCTACCTAACAGAGGACGGTGCGTATGAAGCAAACTTGTTATCATTGCCGGAGATGCAAAGAAGGCAGTTGCTGGAAGGAGACTGGGGCGTGGCAGACGGAGCCGCGTTTTCAGAGTTCAGAACTTCCATCCATGTCATCGAACCCTATGATATTCCAAGTGACTGGATCAGATTTAGGTCGTGTGACTTTGGATATTCTTCTTTTAGTGCTGTTCATTGGTTTGCTATTGATCCCAGCTACGGCACACTGATCAACTACAGGGAATTATACCTGAGTAAGCATACTGGCAGAGACTTAGCCAAGGCCGTACTGGAAGCTGAAGGCTCAGAGTCAATCCAATACGGGGTACTCGACTCCAGTTGTTGGCATAATCGGGGCCAGATTGGTCCTTCTATAGCCGAAGAGATGATTGCTATGGGCTGTAGATGGCGTCCAAGTGATCGAACCAACGGCGCACGTATAGCAGGAAAGAACCGACTACACGAAGTTTTAAAGGTTGACGAAGTAACTGAACTTCCGGGGATACAATTCTTTAATACGTGCAGACAGATCATTGCAGATTTGCCTGTACTGCCGTCAGACCCAAGAGGAACTGATGATATTGACCCCAGATACGCAACTGACCACGCATACGACAGCGTAAGGTACGCAGTTATGAGTAGACCTAGAGCCTTCTCTCCCTTCGATTGGGGGAAAGGCGTTCCACAACAGAGTTGGCAACCCGCTGACGCAACATTTGGGTACTAAATATGGCTTTAATGGACAAACCTACCCCTGAAGATATGAATGAATCCGCTGAAACGGTGGCCTTGGAAGAAGATGGCAACGTAGAAGAGGAAAATATCACATATTCTGGGGCAGTTGCCTTTGTAAATTCACAGTTTACCCGTGCAAAAGACGCACGATTTACTGATGAAGACCGTTGGCTGGACGCATATCGCAATTATCGCGGTTTATACTCGTCTGAAGTCCAATTTACGGACACTGAGAAGTCAAAAGCATTCGTTAAGATCACTAAAACCAAAGTTCTGGCGGCATTTGCCCAGTTGGTGGACGTATTATACGCCGGATCGAAGTTTCCACTGGGTATTGAGGCCAGTAAGTTCCCTAAAAACGTAGTAGACGCAGTTTCGTATAATCCTAACGCTCTTACGAGTGAAAAAGTGCAAGATAAAGTCGGTGTATCCTATGATGTGCCAGAATCTATTGTACGTCCAGAGATTGCTAGAGACTTAGGGCTGTTTAAAGAAAAACTTGCCCCTGTTCAGGATGATTTACAGCTAGGTGCAAGTGCTATTGAGGGGGCTATTACATTTGAACCCGCCAAAGTAGCCGCCATGAAGATGGAAAAGAAGATGCACGATCAGTTGGATGAGACTGACGCGCAGAAACATCTACGATCAGTGTCTTTTGAGGCTGTACTCTTTGGTACGGGCGTAATGAAGGGTCCATTTGCCCAAGACAAGGAATATCCGCGCTGGGATAAGGACGGTAACTACGATCCTATGTTTGAGACGATCCCTAAAGTGGAATACGTCAGTATATGGGATTTTTACCCTGATCCAGACGCACGTAATATGTCTGAAGCCGAATATTCCATTCAACGCCACAGATTAAACCGCTCTCAGCTACGCAGCCTTAAAAAGCGTCCGCATTTCCGTACGGAAAGTATTGAATTAGCTGTAGAGGCTGGTTCTGACTACATACGTGAGTACTGGGAAGATACCCTAGAGGATGACTCCAATAACGGCGCTATGGACCGCTTTGAGGTCTTAGAGTACTGGGGCATCCTAGATACAGAGTTGGCTGAGGAAGCCGACATTGAGATACCGCGTGAATTAGAAGATCAAGACGAAGTACAGGTCAATATCTGGGTCTGTAATGGTCAAATCCTACGTCTGGTACTGAATCCCTTCACCCCTACCCGCATTCCGTATCTAGCCGTACCATACGAATTAAACCCCTATTCATTCTTTGGTATAGGTGTTGCGGAAAATATGACCGATACGCAATTATTGATGAACGGCTTTATGCGAATGGCTGTAGATAATGGCGCTTTGAGTGGAAACCTACTCATAGAGGTAGATGAAACGAACTTGGTTCCGGGGCAGGATATGTCTGTGTATCCGGGCAAAGTGTTCCGTAGACAGGCAGGAGCGCCCGGACAGGCCATCTTCGGCACGAAATTTCCTAATGTTTCCCAAGAGTTACTGATGATGTTCGACAAGAGCAGACAACTTGCGGATGAGGCTACAGGGATACCTTCCTACACGCACGGTTCTGGTGCTGTTGGGGGCATTGGTAGAACTGCTGCGGGTATGAGTATGATGTTGGGTGCTGCTGCACAGAATATTAAGGCTGTAGTCCGTAACATTGATGATTACTTGTTAGCTCCACTAGGTAAGTCACTCTTCGCATTTAATATGCAGTTTAACTTTGATGAAGAGTTTATTGGAGACTTGGAAGTCAAAGCCAGAGGAACGGAAAGCCTGATGCGGAATGAAGTACGCAGTCAGCGTTTGCTTCAGTTTATGCAGATGACGGCTAACCCCGCAATGGCTCCGTTTGTGAAATATGATTACATTCTACGTGAGTTGGCGGCTTCTATGGACTTGGATGAAGAGAAGATACTCAACGATCCAAGAGAAGCGGCACTCCAACAGAAAATGATGGCTGAGATACAGGCGCTTATGCCTGAGCAACCAGCCCCACCCCAAGGCCAACAGCCTCAAGGTGGTCCACCCCCAGTATCTGATCCAACAGGAAACGGTGGTGGCAATATAGGTGCAGGAGCCGCTCCAGAGCCAGATGCAGCCGGATTTACTGGTGCTGGTGGTGGAGCCAACGGCGGCAACGTACCACCTCAGCAAGGCCAACAAGTACCACCTAATGGGGCAATGCAATAATGGAAAAAGACTTATACCGTTCACTTCTTCCTTTGGTGAACGACAAAACGAGTATGGAGCTTCTCATACAATATGCAGAGGCTCGAATACCGTCACTTCATAACGCCTTGGAACAAGCACAGACGATAGAAACTGTACGCAACATGCAAGGCAGAATTGCAGAACTCCGTAGGTTTAAGACCTTACGAGAAGAAGTATTGGAAGGTTCTAAGTAATGGGCATTTATGAGCGTTTATTTGGCGGTGGCAGTGAGGTCGAAACTGAAGATGCTTTCATGGGGTATACTGCTGAGACAGCAGCCCAAGAAGCAGAAAAACTGGCAGTAGACGTTCCAGAGATTAGTTGGAAAGACGTAGGCAATGTAGCCTTAGACTTCACCCCTATCATAGGAGACATCAAAGGCGGTTACGACACCGTTAAATTGATTGGGGAAGAGTTAGATAAGGAAAACCCAAACTATTACCTGATTGGTGCAATGGGCGGTCTAGGGGCCGTAGGCACAATTCTTGGGTTAGTTCCGGGGGCTGGTGACGCCGCACAGAAGGCTATCATGCAAGGCACAAAGATGATGGCTGAAAAAAGCGGTCAACTTGCGGGAGACGTTACTGGTATAGCTAGGGCCGTAAAAGACGGCGATATAGAGTTTCTTAGGAGCTATCGTGATCCATCCACTACTCAGGGCGTAGGTGCTGACGTAGTTAAGAAGCCTGTTAATAAAGCTACAATTGCAGAGCTTGATCCAACCACTATGCGGGATGGAACAAAAAGACAGGGCTATTATGAAAACAAGCCCCCGAATTACATTGAAGACATTGAGGTACAGACTAGGGATACTGGGGAGCTAATACCCGAAAAGCCGTTAGTTATTGATGATCTACAGGATACTACACTTATACCGTTACCCGCTGATAGATCAGATACAGGAAAAGAGCTACTTGGAATTAAGGGTGGAGCTAAAGACTACACTTTCACTAATCCAATATACTTAGGCGGCGGCGATGGATTTATGCGTGATCCTTATACTGGGGCATTTGCCTCTATGCCGAATGTCGTAAAAGAACAGACTGACCTTGCCAAAAAAATAGCGGATGAAGGTGGTGACCCAAGGGTTATATTCACAGCAATGGGTCCACAGGGCGTAGACTTTAATGACATGATGACCAGCACGGCTATGGATATGATCCGGCAGGATTTACCCGACATTAAAAAGGCTGATGTTGATCAACTAGATAATTGGATAAGAACGAATATAGACCGTGACTTTCCGGGGATGGCAGACTCTGGCGCAGAGCAATATTTAATTGATAATGTTTCGGGAACTCGTAGGCGTTTAATATGGCAAGAACTTAATAGAGGTGAGTATACCAAAAAAGGTTTCCCAAATATGGGGGATGCCAGAGTGGGAATTACAAAGCCCTCACTTCTTACCACTCCTTCGTTAGAAGGTACGTCTGTAGCTAAGATTAGCACACAAGGCTCTGAATTATACGGCCCAGTAAAGCAACATAAAACTTATTCTGCCCAGTTTGGACCCACGGGTGCAGAGGGATATGTAGGTACTCTTGGTGCATTACCCTACGAGATACTTCATAGAGACTTTTTTGAAGCCCGTAGACTACAAGGAAAGCCATTAGGATCAGACCAACGTGCTTTAACTATGGGCAAGTTTGGTACTAATGTTGACCAACAGATGGTTGATGAAGCCAACGAATATACAAATCTTATTGATCAGGCTGAACGAGATGAATATCGAAGAAATATATCTCAAATGCGGCAGGATCGTACACAATATAAGTTTGGAGACAATGGTGGCCCACCCCTAAATGATCCACCTATAGAAAATCAAATGGCTACAGCATTTGGCGATGAGCTAGAGATTGGAACTAGCCAATTCAATATGGAAAACCCTAACGTAGTTCTAAAGAACCATACCATAGATGACTTAGAAGCTATTGATTTAACTAAAAGTACAGCGGGTGGCCCTACGAAAAATGCTATGATCAACGCCCCTGTAGAGGAAGGTGCAGAGAAGTCGGTTCGTTTAAACCTAAACTCCAAGATTGATCCTGATGGTCCATCAGCACCTTTTAATAGGTTGCAGACAGTTCACCCAATAAACTCAAAAGGAGTTCCTAACTATAGTAAGGCAGAGTCCTATCTACCCGCAGTTACCTTAGAAAACGGTACATTTCACGTAGATCAGAAAAAACGAAGAGCTATAGCTGAAGATGGTAAGAAAGTTCCTGCTATGTCTGTTCAAGGCAATGTTACCTCACAGAGAAATGTTCTTAATGAAATGGATGATACAGTTGTAGAAGTGGGCATTAATCCCTTCGACAAACACCTCTTTATAGATATGAATACAGGTCAGGCAGTCAAAGGCTTTGATATTGCTACAGTTTATAGAGACAGGGTTTACGCAAAAGGCGTGACGTACTGGAAGAAAGCTGAAGCTCCTGAACCCTTACCCGCTAAAGGGGATACTCCTATCGTAAACCAAGTTAGGTATGCCTTTAACAAAGGCGGCTTTGCCTCGCCAGTAGGATACTAATATGGACCCTCTAGTAGAACACCATCTATTTAACATTGCCAATAACAAGGCGTTAGAAAACGAAGATGGTACACTGTCTACAGTGAAGGGCATCATTGTTGATATAGACGGCACTCAAACCCTCATTCCATCTATCTGGGATGGAAAGGAAGTAGACACGCAGACTGCCATAGAGAACGCTAATAAGTCTGGGGTTAATTGGCAACGAGCGTTTGGAGATAGTGCTGTAGATACTCTCAGAGAGATTGAGATCGAAAACAAAAAGCAGATGTTGGACACCACAACGCCTGAAGAAGCTCAGTCTAAATTAGATGAATACTATGAAGAACTGGACAGCATCCCTGTTGGCGAAAGAGTTGGAGTTAGAGAGGTTGGTAAGCTGGGGCTTATGGGCCTTATGCTTGGCGGTCAGAAGCTAGGATTCAACATGGGTCCAGTATGGGAATCTATTAAAGGTCAGGGTTTTGCTCTTGGTGGCTTGGCCTCAAACACTAAGGGAATAACCACAGAGGAAGGTTTAGAAATGGCTAAAAAGGCATTTGTACGAGACGATAAGAAAGCTGACCTAAACGGCGACAATGAGCTTTCTGATTATGAAAAAGCACGGGGAGACGCTGTACAAAAGGCTATGGTTGATGACCCTGAACAGGACGAAAAGTTTTCAGCGGCACACGGCGGTATGGCCTGTGGCTG